CAAACAATATTACAAGTTGGAACTCAGATGGCTTTGCTTTAGGAAATGGAAGTATTAATGAAAACACTAGAACTTACGCATCATGGAACTGGAAAGCAAATGGTGCAGGTTCATCAAACACAGATGGAAGCATAACCTCAACTGTTAGTGCTAATACTACAAGTGGATTTAGTATTGTTAAATGGACAGGTAATGGAACTTCAGGTGCAACAATAGGTCATGGTTTAGGTTCAGCACCTAAAGTTGTAATTAGTAAAAGAATTGATGGTGGTACTAATCAATGGGTAGTTGGTCATGGTGCGATTGGATTTACTAAAGTTATATATTTAAACAACACAACAGCAGCAGCTAGTGATAGTGGTTCTTGGAATAATACTGCACCATCATCTACAGTTTTTACAGTAGGAAATAATAATGAAAGTAATGGAAGTGGGTACGAATTTATAAGTTACTGTTTCGCAGAGAAAACTGGTTATAGCAAGTTTGGTTCTTATACTGGTAATGGTAATGCTGATGGAACATTTATTTATACAGGATTTAAACCTGCTTGGCTTTTAATTAAAAAATCTAGTGCTTCAGGTAATGGTTGGTTTTTAATGGACACTAAAACTAATACCTACAATCCTAAATCAATATTCTTTCAAGCAGATTTAAGTAATGCTGAAACTGATGTGGATAGAATGGATATTCTTTCTAATGGTTTTAAACCTAGATATGATTGGAGTATAATTAATGAAAGTGGTGCAACATACATCTACATGGCATTTGCATCAGCACCCCTAGTTGGAACTAACAACGTACCATGTACGGCTCGTTAAACCAACTTCTTAATCCAATTACCTTTATCATCTAGGATCATAGGCATTAATCTTGGAATACCATCTATAATCATTCCGCAACCTATTATAAATCTAGTTTTAAAATTTTTGGCATAAGCAAAAGCCATATTCTTCTGGTCTATCATACAACCAACATTCATACCAAAAAATATATTATCTGGATTGGCCCAATAAGAGATAAGAAACTTAGTATGATAATGGCCCTGTACACAACTCATACCCATTGCTTGTGATACCTTTAATACATCTGCTGATCTTCCATGAGTAAAAAAACATCTTTTACCATTAGATAATGTTAAAGTTAAATCATCAATCCATTCCCATTTTTTAGTACCAAGAAAATCACCATAATCTTTTAGAAATTCTTTTGACATACCAAACTTTAATGCACGTCTATAAACAAGACTAGAGTGGTTACTATCTACTTCTACCATTTTAGGAAATATATCTTCTAGTTCTTTAATGTATTTTCTAGCTTCTTTTAATTCATGCCCTGCGCTAAATAAATCTGGATTATGTTCATGCATAGATATGGCATGGAAATCTAATAGATCACCTATATTAACAATCATGTCTGGTTTATATTCTTTTTTTATTTCTCTTAAAAACTCTATGCTATCCTTATGATGGTAAGGAACGTGCATATCACTAATCACTAATATTCTTTTGTTCATATAACTCCGCAGGAGAACCATCAATCTGTTCTTCTAATTGTTTAAGTTGTTCTTTAGGATCAATAAATTTAACAATGCCATTTGAAATATGAACATCATTAATTATTTCAACAGTTTCATTTTTTCCGTAATTAACAATTACGTCTTCTATGATTAACATAACTAAACTTATAGTTTAATTTTTAATATTTGCAACTTCTCATTGTTGAGGAAAGTTCGTTAGCACGTTCTGGAGTTTGTTCGGCCCAAACACTATCTAACATTTCATCTGCGGCAGTATCCCAATCTTCTTTTTTAACAGCTTTTAATGTATTTTTAAATTTAGATACACCTGTCATACCCAATTGAAATACCATCTCAATTATGACACATTTGGCTTTGTAATTCATATCTTGATTACCTAGTAATTTTTCAGCACCAACTACAGCATTAGTAAAATCTATTTCAAAGTAATCGTTTAATAATTTTTGTGAGTATGTATGTCCTTCTACAAAAGGATCATTTTCCTTGACTAAATGACCGTACCCAATTGTGGCAAAACCTAGACTATCTTTGTAAACAACATTTCTAAAACCCTCATGTTCTTTAATACGGTCTTTTAGTTCTTCATACATTATGATGATTTTTTCTTAAACCCAGACTTCATGTTACTGTATGCTTTAGCAGTAATTGTACTTTTAGATTTTGGTCTAGATGTACCTGCTTTTTTTCTAGCATTGATGTTTGCGTATAAACCTTTTTTAGCCATTGTATCTCCTATTTTTTGTTTCTAAAGATTTGTGTACCTTTTATACCATAAATACTTGCCACGACAAGTATCCAAAGATTAGTGAACCATGACGGAAGCTGTGAGAACATATCAAAAAACAATTGAACTTTATCCATTGCTGTAGGATCATCCGATATCACGGCCCACGCAAGTACCAACACGGGCAAACTTAGAATTATAAGAACCGCCTCATCTTTCCAGTCTGATTGACGGGCCTCTAACAATTTGCCTTCGTATTGTTTTTCACCTTTTGCCATAGCTTCTGCATGACGCATTTGAGCATCTGACATAAGCATTTTAGTTTGTTGTTTATTTTTGTATATGTGAGTACCAGCTTTTAGTGCTAATGATATTGCATTTAACCACATAAATTATCCCCAGAATTTAAAAAACTTTCCTGTTCCTAATATAATAGCAACTAATGAACCAATTGCAAATATAGCTTTTATGCCACCTTTACCCATATTTACTTGGGCCTTTAAATCTTCTATGTCTTTTGAGTTTTTTAATACTAATTCTTTTACTTCATCTAGTTTGAAAGCAATCATTTTATGTGATGCAGATACAGGAGTTTTTTTTACTATTTTTTTCTTACGCATCTTTACCCTCTTTGCACCAAAATCTAACGTGTAATTTATGTTCATTAATCATAATAAAATCTGTCTTTCCTAAATATTCAACACTTGCTGAATAACCGTATATAGCACATTCTGCATAATTATTAAATAATTTTTGGTACTGAATTGGTTGTGTACATTCACCATTTATGCCAGAACACATTTGTAATATAAGTAAAAATTTAGTCATTAGCTAACCTATCCATATGATTATAAATTCTACCTATTTGTTTATCTACAGACATTATTTCTTCAGTAAGCATACCAACATGAACTTGTAATTCTACAATAGTTATCAATACATAAGTAGATAAACCTAAAAGAATTGTACCAAGTAAAGCAATCATAGCTGTGTTGTGTTGTCGTTTCATTTAGCAATTTTACCTTTATTAATACCTTTTTTAATTACATAATTTTGTGTACCATTAGCACCATGATTTACTTCTTTTTTTAAAAGTTTAAATACATTCATCTCTTTAAGTTTTTTTTCTGTATGCTTTTTAAATTGCTCTAATACTTTTGTATCTCTCATTTTTTTTTTCTCTTTCTTCTTAATATCTTTACTCTTGATTGCCATAACCAAACAGAAAATTTAATTGAGTATGTTTCTAAAAATGAAAATATATTATCCAGACCACCAAAAAATTTTAATAAAAACCTATCAATCATGTCGCTGGGCCTCCTAAAAAAGCCAATAAACACATAAGTATTATTAATATTGCTGTAAATCTGTAATCCATAACCTCCTATTTTATCAGAATAAGAGGTTAATTGGTATTATTTTTTCTTTTTGGAGTAATCCCTAGCCTTAATCATTTCAAGGTACTGTATGGCCTTCTTTATGTCTTCTAGACCCCCTTTTGAGCCATGCCTACATATGTATTTGATGGCCGCACCTTCTGCGTAAAGAAGTTTATTAGCATTAATAAATTTAGCAGGTTGGATGACCATTTTTTTGTAATGGTCACCGCCTACTTGTTTTTTATATACACTCATTAGAATGATACATCCATGTAGTGAGAGCAAAATTCATTGACACTACAATAGTGCTGACATCTTACATCTTCACCTTTACGTTCTACAATTGCACAGCCTTTACCTTCTACCATTTTTTCACCAACGATAAATTGTTTAGCTTGTTCTTTTGTAGGAAATAAACGCCAAGCAGATTTTCTACCATCCTTCATAACAGCAAACTGATCTTCTTTACGCCATCTTTCTTTAGCTGTACACAAAGGTAGTTCTTTCATCTTCTCTGCGTCTTGGTGTAGTTTTATTCTAGCTTTAACATAGTCTTCCTGTTGTTGATCTGACCACCTACGTATAGGTATCATAACAACTTGTTTTCTAGGATAGTTGTCTGATTGCATTACTCTTAATTTAGACCAATCTCGTAGTATAGCCATGATAGACAATGATTTAACTTTTAATTCTTTTTTGTATTTAGTTAAATCTTTTTGGTTTTTACGACATAAGAAATCAAGAACATTCAATTGTTGTTCCCATTCAATTTTACCATTTGTTAAAGCATCTAATGCTGACCAAGCTGAAGTAACTTTAAAATCTATAAGTTTACCGTCACCTGTAAGCAAATCAAAAGCACCCGATAATGTCCAACCGTTAGTGATGTTATCATCTTTATAGTACAATCTACGTTCAGCTATATCACTAGCAACTTTTGCTCGTTCTATAATGTGGTGAACTGATTGGCCCAATAAAGAAAATATACGATCAGACACATCTTCTTTAATCAAATCATTATTTCTCATTTGCAAGACCCTAATTCTAGGGGGTGCAATCAAACGGGTAGTAGAGATGTCTGACCCACTACTATCATAGGGGTCATTTTTTACAGCCCGTTCAATTACTTTTGGTAAGTTTGAGTTATTAGTTATAATCATTAAAATGGGATTGGACTATCACCGACACTTGCACCATTACCCTCATCACCTTGATCTTGGTTCATGCCTTCCAACTCTTTTGATCTTAAAATAATGTTTCTAATACCTTCAGATAGATTATTAAAAACTTCTTTTTTACCATTTTGAAAATCCTCTAAACTAAACACTACTCCTTGAGTAATTTGTTCAGCAATTGGATCACCTTTTTTCATTGGCATTATAGATGATATTCTTGGTTTCCCATTCTTATCCATAACATTCAATAAACAAGGTACACCAAGTAATTTAGAAATATCAAATGATTGTTTTTCTGCTTCACTAAATGCTCTACCTCTCCATGATGTTAAATCATTACCAAGATTAGATTTCTCATGTAATGATAACGTATAGAATTTACTGATTGTTAATGGTTGTCCTTCACTATTCAGTTCTTCTGGTGTTTCAAAGATAATTAGAACTTGACGTTTCCAACTAATCTCACCGTTAAAATCTGATTTTTGTGTACCTAGATCAATGATCTTTACACATCTGGCTTTATGTACGCCAACTGATACACTTGGATAACGTGGTGCATCTCCACTACCTGCTATTATACTTGTCATATTTTTGTCCTTTTTTGTATATTTATTATTGATTGGATGTGGTTATTTCACAGTAATTAACCAAAGTCAAATAAATTGACATATGTTAATAAAAATGTATAAGTTTATGCATGGCTACAATACTACCAGAACTAATAAATGAACTTGAGGCTAAAGCTAAAAGATTAGAAAAAGATGTTGTGAATATAGATAAATCATCTGTAATTCCTCAACACACTAACAAAGCTGAAGCTATATTATCAACCACAAAAGAATTAATAGATACTGAAGAACAAATGAAATATCTATTGAGAATAAAAAATATGTATTATGAGCAATCTTAAAATAGCAATGGAACGAAAAAAAGAAATCGTTAATCAATACGGTGGTAAAAATTTAGCTAGAATGTTGGGTATTTCACATCCTGCTGTATCTAAATGGAAAGTAATACCACCTTTTAGAGCATATCAGATTGCAAAACTTGGTGATTTTGATATAGAATATATTAGACCAGATTTACAAATTGCGCCTGTAAGGTAGGCGTAGCGCATCCACAATTTAGCGTAAAAATATACCTTTTGTATGGGGCGGTTTTTTCTTTCTCTCTCTAAGTTTAGTTTTCCGCCTCATACCCCTTTATTTTTCAACAATTTTTTATAGCACCGCTATAGCACCGCTATAGTTCTGCTAAAAAGTGCTATCGTTTTGCTAATGGCAAAAAATAGCCCTTCACCTTCACCTTCACCTTCAT